CTTATAGGAGTCAGCATGTCTATCTATTGTAGCATCAGGTACATTTGCTCTATTCTCACCTCTTTCTATTTGTGCTTTTATTCTTTGTTTTGCAAGTTCAGGATTTAATTCCATTAACTTATACTGAATATTAGCATTAGGTATTTCTTTTTTAATAGCTTCTATAAAAGGTAATCTTTTATCTTTAGTTAAATTAGTAGTATCAAATACTACTTGCTTACCTTGTTTTATAGCTTGTATAGCTCTATTAGCAGCTTCAATATAAATCTCTTTATCTTTAGATTTATCATTCATATCACCTGTAAATTCAACTCTCATTGCATCAGGTTCTATAACTACTAAATTTTCTTGAGGTAAAGATTTTATAAAAGTAGATTTACCACTACCACTTGTACCTATTGGTATTATTACATTAGCTTTATTTTCAGTAATACCTAAATCTAATATTAATTGTTTTTGTTCTTTAGGTATTTGTAATTCTGTTAAGATTTTATCTATTGACCAATTATTTTTATCTCCCTTTCTAAATATTTCATCTCCTTTTGGGGATTGAAGAATGTCCATAGCTTTTAATGTGTAAGCTATTGAAGCAGGTACTTCATTGTTTAATTGAAAATATTTAAAAGCTGGATCAGTTTCAACAATGTTTTTAGGTCTAGATAGTATGTAATCTTGTTGGTCTTTATCTCTTTTAAACATTCTTTCATTGTTCCCTTGAGGAGACAATGTCATTTTTCCAAAAAATATATCAGTAAAAGATTTGAAAATAGATATAGTGTTGGCTTTGTCTCCATTTTTATAAACAAAGAAATCAACAGCTAAATGATTTTGAGAAGTAGGTTCAACAGTTTTTCCTGAAGAATCTAAAACTTCATAATTTTCAATCCAACCATTACCTCTTTCAAAGTTTCTTTCCAATACTTTAATAGTAAACCCTTCCCTTGGAACTAAGAAAGCAAAAGTTTTATAATCTTTTTGTTTATTATCCCAACCAAAATGATAAGGTACAGCATTTAATTTTTCTAAATCTTTTTCTATTTTTTCATAATCATTATAAGAATTAACTGTAAAATCTATATCATGTATAGGTTCTTTAGAGTCTCTGTAAATAGTTTCCCCTTGTCCTGCAATGGCTATACTTCCAGTAAGTTTTGCATTTTTATCCGTAAAAAGACTTATAAGGGATTTTGCAAAAGAATTAGTTGAAAGAGCTTTATTATAATCTAGTTTTTCTGTAGATGCTTTTAAATTACCAATATAAGAAGTATTACCAACTAAAATATTCAAGGCTATATGGTCAGCAATTCGATCATTATATTGTAAAGCATCCCCTATAGATGTAGAATTTAAAAAATTTTCAATAAATTTTGAGATAGCGTTTAAAGCTTTTTGTAATAAAGTTTTGTCTAATGAGTTTTCTTTATAATTTCTAACAAGAGATTTGGCTATTAATTTCCCAATAGCTTCTATTTTAACTTGTTTTTCATTATTATAAATAGGCATGTATTGATCAAAAATAGTTTTATATTCAGACCAGTTTTCAATCTCTGCTAACAAATCTTTTATGTCTGGATGTTTTTCTCCCATTAACATAGTTGCCATATGTCCAACCTCTTCTGGTATAGTTTCTGAGTTTCTGTTTTTTGTGTACCAAATTAATTTGTTTAGAACATCTGTAGCCCCCAGAGCATCAACATCTAGTTTAGATTTTAATTCATCAAATTCTTTAGATCTTACACCAAAGTTTTTCATATAAGATAATAGATAATTATCTAACTCTTTAATTGCTGGAACTAAATTTTCACAAGTATTCAACTGAAACATATATTCATTATCAGCATATTCTTCTCCTAAACGTTGAGCATCCTCTGATTGTATTTGTCTTGCCTCTTCTTGCTCGATGAGGGTTTCATTATCATAATACTTTTGAACAAGTTCTTCTGGAACTGTGATAGAGCGATTAATGAAATCTTTTTCACTCTGAGAGAAAGAGACAACTTTATAACCAAAAATAGAATTAATATATTGTGCACGTTTATTTGCTGTAAATAAATCTTTATTCATTACATCATTTGTGCGTTGCTCTATATTAGCAATAAGGTTTTCTTTAATTTTTATACTACATGCCATTAGTTAACATTTTTTTTGTGTACGATTAATAGACGGAAGTCCTTGGGGTTGGTTAATGAGAAGTTTAGGATTAAGGATATTAGTGATAGTATCATCTGACACTTCATTTTCCACTTTAACATAATCATTATCTAATACAGAAACGTGAGGAGTTGAATAGAACTCTTGTGCTCTAAAGCTATCTCCCCAAGCGTTAATTGCTTTGTAAACATAATTAGTGTATACACGTCCTTTATATTCTTGAGATTGTGTTAAAGGTTGTTTTTTATTATTCTCGTCAATATAATATACTTTTTGCATCAACTGTTTATGAATATGTGATCTATCTCCTGTTCTTTTCCTTTTCATTCTTTCAGCTTTTGGGATATAATCTTCCCAAGAATAAGTGATTAAATCTGATCTACCCTCTGGAGAAAGAACACCAACATTTATTGTTTTAGGTATCTCTTTATTTTTAATAGCTCTTTGTAATTTCTTATCAACAAATGCTTCATTAATATTAAAATATTTACCAGATTCTTTTGCTTTAATAAGTTTAGCTCTCATATAAGGAACTACATCATTATCATTCCAATTATTTCTTTCAAATACATGAAGAGAATAGAAATCTGCTAAGTTAGGGATATTTTCTAAATCTGACAAGGTATTGTTATAAACTTCTTTAAAATCTTCATAAGGAAGAAGTGTTGTAAAAGAAATAGGGGAATTGTTTAACCCTGACTGTAATACAGCCAATCTAATAAGCTTTCCATATAAATTGGAACCTTCCTGTCCAAGAACATCTTTAAGCTCTCTAAAAGCTCCTATTAGAAGATTTTGATCATATACTTTATTATCTCTTCCTGTTATATAGAGATTGTTTGGTTTTCCTTCTTTATTTCCTGTATCTTGTTTTAAAGAATTAAGAATGATATTATCATATAGGAGATGTTTAGGATTGGAAAGCACTTTGTCTCTATATTCAATGATTTGTTGAGAAGCTGAAAGTTCTGTTTCATTTCCAAGAAGTATAGAAGCTACACGAGTATTTAGAGATGTATTAGTTTGTACAGCCCAATCGAAGAGGTCATTAACAGCTTTTCTGGAGAGCTTAACAAAATCTCTATCAGGAAGATTAGTGTAAGGAAGTAAAACATTCTCCATTACATCTCTAACTTTTGTTCTATCAGAAATTAAAATTGTTGTAAAAGCATCACGAATATCAAATATTTTATTCTTAAGTACTCCTACAAAAGAGTTATTAAGTAAATCATCTATAGATGAAATAATAGTTGCTTTACCTTTTAAATATTGTAGGTATTTTTTAAATACAATATATGGATCATTAATGGTAGCTGTATCAAAGTTAGAACCTTGTTGCACTTGAAAAAGATGTGAAGACATTTTAGAGTATTTTAGAAACTCTCTAAGAAGAAACTGTTGTTGAAGTTTTTCAACATCTGTCATATCTTTAGATTGTTTACCTACTAAAGACCCAAGATTATTTGGTATTTCAGTAACAGATGGAAGATTTTTAGTTTTAGGTTCATAAAGGGAATCCATCTCATCAATAAACTTATCAATGAATAACCAAGAATATCCATTATTCTCAATTGTTCTGAGATAGTCTTTGATGATTGGTTGATTCATGAAATAAGCAACATCTTGTATTGGTACACCTATTTTAATAAGGAATAACCATGTAGAAGCTACATTAGGTGTTGCTCCTAATTCCATAATCCAAGGGCCTTTAGAAATATCCACATATCCATCAATGAACTGACCAATAATATCTGAGATATAATCTCCTGCATTATTGAGGATACCTGAAAGAGAAGCATATTCCTTTCCTTTGATACTAACTTTATTATAGTTTTTAAAATTAACTTTTCCATCACCAAGATAGAACTTATCTGTAGGATCAATTAAATCGGTGGTTAATCTGTCAGTATCAATGTATATTTCTGCTCTTTGGTTTTGAGCGTGATTGGTTTGAGCTGTAGCTGCAATACCAATAGCATATTTACCTGTAACAAAAGCTTGTCTTAATTTAGACATAAAGCTTCTTGAAAGCATATTACCTGCATCAGAATAGTTTTTCTCCCCTATCCCTAATTTAGTGTTAATGTCTTTAGCAAGAGCTTTTAATTGATCTGCAGAGTTTGGTTTAATAAGGTTTGCAAAATTTAGAGGATGAGATACTAAGTTTTCCAGGGATTGAATATAAGCATTCTCAAGAGATTGTTTATACATTCTATCTACCACTGTTTCTTTTAGTCCTTGTTCTACAAGTTCAGCCATAAACTCATCAACAATATCATCCTCAGAAAATATAGCTAGTTCACCAAAAATAGATTGAAGGAGCTTATCTTCATACTCTGCATCAGCTCCTAATCTTATTTGTTTCTCTAAATCTAATACTTGTTGTCTTGTTAAAAGTTCTCCTTCATCAAACATTTTAGCAAATTTATCTTTTGCTTGTTGACCAGTTCCCAAAAAGGGAACAGCAGATAAAGCTCCGGTTTTACCATTGGTAAATATGTTTTTAAGGTAGATGGACAATTTATCAATATCAAAATCCGATCCCACTTTCTTAACGAGTGCTGAAGGAATAACAACAGAGTCTTTAAAGTCTTTAGGAAGAAATTTAGCTATTTTAAATACATCAATAGAGTTTTGTTTTTGTGTAGGAATACGGAAAGCAACCCCTTGTAAAGCTTTTTGACCTTCAGGTGTATTATTAAAATAGTCTAGAAGTTCTTTATCTGTCTTATTAGATTTAAACCATCTACCAACCATTATCTCACATACTCTTTTACCATCCTCATCTTTATAGAATTGGAGAATATCAGATTGAAAAACTGGTTTACCATTTACAATAGTGGAGGCAACTCTATGGGATTCAAGAAGTGTTGAAGGGATTTGTACTTTCATTCCTCCTGATATTTTCTGTCTTACAACATTCTTATCAGCTATAGAATAAAGAATATTTCTGATTTGTTGATAAGCTGGTGTAGCTTCAAGAACAACATCTCCACTCTTAAACCCTTCAAAAGCATCTGTTATATTCTCATTAACTTCTCTCTTAAGAATTTCTTCTGTAAGGGTGTCAATGAGTTTATTTGTATCAGAGAGAGTAAACCCTTCCTTAGTTTGTTTAATACCAAGTTTCTTAAGAAGAGAGTCATATCCTTCTTCAATTCTTTGTTCAAGTAGAAATTGGTTGTTGAGTATTTCTTTGTAGAGTGGAGAAGCTTCTAGTTTTTGTTCCTCTGAAAGAGAAGCCCAATTTGTTCCTTTATAATCAATAGGAACTCCATTCTCCATCATATCTAATGTAGCAAGTTTTGTAATCTGAGACCCAGTGGTTACGGAGGCAACTTCTTTAGAAGGAACTTCAGATTGTACAGCTATAATAGAGAAAGGTATTTTAGATATTCCTTGTTTAACTAGAGGATTATTAATTTCCTCTGGGGATTGAAATGGTGTTTCTGAAAAAGAACCATCTTGATTATACAAGGGAACTACTTTCTCTGTACCCACTTTAGAGCCTGTAGCATACACAGCATAATCCACTCCTTCAGCTTGCATTTTATTATAAAGCTTAAGAGCATTAGAATTAGGGTTTAATTGATGTAGTATGCGGAATGAAAGAGGTACAAGTGCAAATTTATGTAACACAATATCATTATAATTTCTTCCATTAGCTTTTGACCCTCTTACAATAGGTTTTAATGGGGTGTATGTTGATTGTACAGAAGGGGCTTTTCCTTCTAATAATTCTAGTTCTTTTCCAGAAAGAGGTAAGTTTTTTGCTCTTTTTTCATAAGCAATATCATATTGATATTGTACTTCATTATCTGCTGTCCATTCTCCTGCCCTTTCTTTATAAACTCTTAATGCTGGTAAAGATATATATCCTCCACCATCACCTTCTTCATAAGGATCTTCATAGTTAGGAAGTTCATTAGTAGATAGGACATCCTCAATAGTTATTGAAGAAAGATATTCTTTATTCCAATCATACCATCCTATCTCTCCCTCTGTGTACTCTTCATTAAAGATTTCATTATATCTAGCGTTTAACTCAGGAGAACCATGTAATAAAGGCTGGCCGGGGGAGTTAAAGTTTTTAATACGTTTTAGCTCATCTGCATATTGGTATGGATCAGAATAAAGAAGTTTATGCATCTCTATATTTGCAATCATATAATTAGTAGAGAGGGTTCTTAGTTTTGTTTTTAAAGTTTCTTCTGTAACTTCCCCAAAATTAACACCTTCAACTTCTAGTCCTAGTTCTCCGTATTTAATAACATCATATTTACGCAAATCTTCTTCTTGCTCTTTAGCATCATTAATAAGAAACTCTGTTACAGCAGAATTGATTTTTGTTTTATACTCTTCATATAATTCTTCAGGGGATAAATCAATATTCTTTTTAGCTGTAATTTCGTCATTTAAAGATTGTCCAAGAATAGATAGGAAGAATCTTAAATCTGTTGCTTTTTTACCTTTAGCTACAAACCTATTATCTCTTGATAAGTTAACCTCAGAGATGAAATAGTCTCGGAATATTTCAAGATACTTTTTATTCAAAAAAGCTTCCTCTGTTACAAATGGAGATTCTTCTGTGTGCATATTTACAGCCCACTCAATAGAAGCATCCCCTGGAACAAGATTTAAATAGTATCCTGAAAGGTTTAAGTTTATTTCTTGTGTAAGTCTTTCTTTATATGAGAGTTTAGAAGATTGTTTCTTTTTTCCTGTATCCTCATTAATAATACCATCTACATATACTGGCTTAAGAATAGATTCTGTATTAGCTATTCTGTTTCCAGAGCCTTGTATATTAAATATCTTATTAAGAATTTGAGAACCATTAGAAAATACATCCGTTAATATATAAGCATAAGGGGTGTTTTCTAAGTCATTTATATTTTTAGCCTTAGATAGGACATCATGAAATGTAGAGAGAGTATTAGTTCCAATAAAGGTTTGTGTTCTTTCTCCATTAATATTAAAGTATGTGCTTTCAAATTCAGGGTTTTCAATAATTGCTTTTATTGTTCCTAACTGAGAAAGACGTTTATCGATGTTCAATGTTTTAGAAGATATAGTTGATATTTCTTCTAATGTAGAAAGAGATTTTTGAATTCCTTCTACAGCTATTCTAAATGTGTTTAATTGCTCAGGAGATAATTTTTTAATATCTTGAATATCAAACTCTATGTCTAAAGCTTTTAAGAAAGAAATGTATCCATTTAATTGAGAGCCATTAAGTTTAATATTTTTAATAGCTGTTGTTGGAGAATACTTCCCTGTTAAATTATTATATGTAAAATAAGAATTAGGAGATTTTATTTTATTAATAATAGAAGAAAGCATTTCTCTTTTTGATTGCTTAGTGGCGGATGACAATGTAGAATCACTAATTACAACTTCTCCAGAGGATAGAATAAATACAGACACAACATCTGCATTTTGTCTCTTCATAGATTTCCAAAAAGCAGAAAGTAATTGTAAATCATGATTGTCTAATTGAGAAATATCTGTTGGTGTATTAGGAGAATTCTTTGTAAGTCTTTGATATAGAGTCGCATAGTTAGGGTTATCTAAAGCCATTTGTCTAAGCTTGTTCAACATGTCATCTATATTAACAGCATCATGTAAATTATTCATAAGATTTATAAATATTTTATCTGCTGCAATAAGAGTTACTCCCCCAATAGAAGATCTTTCAACTACTACTGAACCATCTACAATAGTTGTATTTGGAAGAGAAGCGAAAAGAAGTTTAATAGCTGAATTTGATTTTCTATAACTATCTTGAGTAAGACCATTGTCATAAGGAGAACCCTTTCCATCTTTGTTTTCATCTGTAATAGCAAGTTCTTCATTTTCATCAAACTCAATCCCATAAGTTTTTAATTGTTCTTGGTGTTTTTTTACAATATCTTTCCATTCTAATTTAACATTAGAAAAAAGAGTTTTAAGATTATTAATTTGTTTTGTAGCATCTTCCTCAGATAATTCCCCCAAAGCTACTGCTTGGGAATACTGCGTAGATTTCCATTTAATTATTTCTAAAATTTCATTTTTTAATCTTGAATATAATTCTTTTTTGTTTTCAGATAGATTAGTAAAAAGAGATTTATTATCCTTAACAAGCCCTTTAAGTGTAGAATAAGTCATTTGCTGAACAATCTCATGAAGTTGTTGAGCAGGAATATTAGCTACACGGAATTCTGCATTCTTATTAGGTGTGATAGATTCAATATCTTGTACTCCTACATTGGCTAGTGATAACTGGGCCATATAAGGATTGTAGTCAGCGTAATATCCATTTCCTATTTTATTGAATAGTTTTTGTGTATTAGTTGATGCTCCTTTACCTGTAAAGAATTCTTTGATGAATCTAACAATATCTTGAAAAAGTTGAGAAATTTTATTATTAGAAGTATATCTGATAGGTTCTTTTTTGAAAAGAACAAAATCTCTAAACTCTTCTGCAAGCTCTTCTTTTAATTGAGCATTGGTAGCTTTTGAGAATTCAATGTTTTCCCCTGTAAATCTATCTTCATAAGAACCTGGTCTATTACGAAACTCATTGATAATCTGTTGTTTGTCTTTTGGTCCAGCAAACATTTTCCATACAGCTTCAAATACTTCATGATAAACTGTACCAACTTCTGCATTCTCATATACATATATAGATGCATTTTGAAACATACCCCAAGCTTGTTTTCCATTTGTAGCTTGAATAATATTCTTTACTCTGTATACTGGTATATTAGGAAAGTTTTCTTTTAACCAAGCTTCTGCTTTATTCCAATCTTCTTCATTAAATTGTTTAGCTTCTTTAACTACTTGTAATCTATAAGGTTTATCCTCAGGAGCATTAACTTGCATATTATCCCAATCTTCGTCATTAATTTCCTGCTCTTGCACTTGTTCAGGTGTAATAGGGGCATCAACAATAGCGGGTTCATTAGGAATATTTTCTTCTATTATTTGTGGAAGAAGTTTTTTAACTAATGAAGAAATAATAAGCCCTTGAGCTTGCTCAGAAGACATATTTTTATCATTCATTATATTCTGTAATGTTTTGCCTGGAATAGATAAATCTAATATTTCTTTATTAATTAGTTCTGCACTTAAAGCGTTAAGTTGTGCAAGCCCTTGTGTACCATCAAATTTTGGTTGTTTTAATAAAGAAGAGGTTGCCTCACTGTTTAATGAAAATTGAATATCTCCAAACGCTCCAAAAGGAATTGTATTTTGTGTTGTTCCATCAAGAATAATTTTATTTGATTCTACAGGTTTAGGAATAGGTTTTTCTTCAACTGGTGTATTAACAGGTTGAGCAGAAGTTTCTTCTTTAAAAGCTTTTAAACTAGCTGCTGGAGCTTGTTTAACAGATTTTGGTGCTTCTTTGGGAATAACAAAATCATCAGCTGTAGAATTGAGAGTAAAATAGATTGCTTTTCTGTTTGTTTCTCCCTCTTCAGGGTTAATAGGTTTTAATTGTGTAGCAAGAGGAATTTCATCCACAGTTCTACCTTCAGAAGAAAGAAGAAAGGATTGATAATTTTTCCATTCTTTAGTAACAGGTTCTCCCTTAGAATTAATAGAAGTTATTTCATAATAAGGATTGGTCCATGAATTATCATTTGTAAGAGTTGCATTCACATTATTATACATTTCCTGTAATAAGAAAATGATTTCATCTTTATGTGCCTCTAGTTCTGTAGGGGAGAATGTGTAGTTTAATCCTTTACCAGAAATGAATAATTTTTGAACTGTCTTATCTCCTTCTAATACATCTTCAAACCATATATTATTATATCCTGCGTTTTCTTTACGTTTTTTAGTTTGACCATCTTTAGCTATTCCCCAGTATACAACTGATTTTAACCAAGAGATTAAACGTTGGGAAGATTGTGTTTTAATAGTCCCATCTTGTAAAGAATTCTTAGAAAGCTGAAGAATAGTATTAAATATTGTATTAGCCTCTTTTTGATTAAATTTTCTATTTTGAAGCTTAACCAATCCATTAGGAACAGAAAGAAACACTCTACCTAAAGGAGTAGTAAAAGTAGTTGCCCCATTAGTAATAGATTCATTAGTAGTGGCAACAGTTAATACTTTACCTTCAACTAAATCATCATTAGTTATAAGACCAGCTTCTTGTGCTGAAGAACGTGCCTCCCAATCTCTTTTAATATCTCCTTTATCATCCATGTATGTAATATACTCTGGAATACCAAATGAAGGATTGAATGATTGCGGTTGTGGAAGAGTTGTGTTAGAGAGTTGTATTTCTCTCCATGCTTTATATTGTTCTCTAAGAGAAGCTTCTACATAATCAGGAGTGGTGTTACGAAACATTGTTTCTTTTTTTCCATCATATGTAAGCTCTAAATTAGAAGAAGGAAACACTTGGTAAATAGCATCATCAAGGGAAGTTGTAGACATAGGCTGTCCTTCCTGATTAACAAGTATGATTGTACCATCAGGGTTTTCTTGCACCATTACAAGAGCAATAATATCATTAACATCTACACCAGATGTTCCAGCAAGATGTTTAGTAAGTCCAGGAATAAGAAGGTCTTCATTCTTAGAAGTAATAACTACTCCTTTAATAGATTCTTTATTAGAGAATTTATTATAATTAAAACCAAATGAATTGGCTCTTTTTTGATGAGGTTTACCATCATCAATAGGAACAGTACCTCCAATAACAGATTCCCAAGGTTTCTTCATTGCAGGTTCATAATCTTCTTTAGGTGTTATTTTATTTTGAACAGAGTTATCTAATGTTCCTAAAAACTCCTCTAATAATGCTTTGTTAGATTGTAGTTTTCTTTCCTGTGCTAATTGATTATTATATTCAGCAGCAAGTTTTTTAAACTCATCAAGAATAACATCCTTTGCTTTTAGTTCTTTCTCATAATCTTTTAACTGAGATTGTAAAGTAGATAAATTATCTTGTAATTCATCAATACTTCTTTGGTTAGGAATAACATCTAAGTCTTCAATTTGATCTAATAAATCTTCTACTTGTTTTAAATCTTCTTTATAAGTAGGTTGAAGTTTTAAGAAATTAGGATTTGCCTGTAAGAAATCAACCCACTCCTGTCCAATAGGAGAAGGAACTTTAGGGTATTGTTTCTCAAAGCTGTTAAGAGCTTGTTTAATAAAATCAATAGCAGACTCTAAAGCTTTCTCAACTTGTTTAATTAAAGAGGAGAGAGAATTTATTTGTTTGCCAGTTTCAACAATAGCCTGTCCAATAAGTTTTCTTTCTAGACGTAATTGTGCCAAGAAATCATTACTATCCGTAGGTAGAGAATCAAGAGAATTAGCAAGGTTAGAAATATAATCTAATGTAAATTCTAACTCTTCTTGGTCTGATTCTAATTGTTCTATTTCATTCTCTAATTGTCTTTTTAATGTAGAGAGTTTTGAAGCTGTTTGAAGGGCTTCTCTTGTAACTGTTTTAAATCTAATTGCTTTCTTTGCTCTTTTATCTATTTGAGCATCTTTAATATTCTCTTCAAGTTCTTTTAAGTTCTCTTGAATATCAGAAATTTGTTTCTGTTTTTGTTCAATCAACTTAGTAGTTTTCTCTTGTTTAGAGAGTGTGGTTTCAAATAAATCTGTAAGAATAGAGAGTCTTTTTTCATTTTTAGCTTGTGCTCTAGTATCCTCAGAAGAAGTGTAAGAAGTGAGAGCTTCTTGTTGTGCTGTTGTTAATTCTCCGACAGCTGTAATCATAGGAGAGGAGAATCCTTTCTTAGCTATAAATTGATCTCCTGTTACTTCAAGTTTTTTAATTTCTCCTCTTTTGTTTTTATAAACAAAGTTTAAGATTCCTTCTTTAGGAGAATATTCTAGTCTACCTGTTCTTTTATTTCCTTTACCAAAATTAAATTCATAAATGGTGTTTTGATGCTCCATAAAGAATTTAGCTTTCTTATTAGAAAGAGTGTCTTCTACTTTAGAAAGTTTATAGTCTTCTAACTCAGCTTTAGTTATATCTCGGACAGTTCCATTAGATGCTTTAATTTTAATTGTACCATCTTCATTTTCTCCAAGAATAACAAGTCTTGGTTGCCTATATACTTCTTTACCATTAGCATCTAACTCTGTTATTTTACCAAGAAAGTATTCTGTATTAAGTTCTATTTCTTTTTCTCCTGTTTTAGTTTTAATAGAAACAGTTTCTTTGGGAGTTGTTGGTGTTGTGATAGTTTGCTTAGTTTCTTTAAAATTCTCTGGCTTCCTTTTAATATCATTATACTCTTGTAAGTATAAATCTCTACGTAGGGAAAGTTTTTTTAAATCTGTTAAATCAGAAATAAGAGTTTCTTGCTCATCATCTGTAATTTTAAGAGCATTGATTGAAGCTACAGCTGTATCATATTCTTCTGTACCTCCTTCTAATACAGAAGCTGTATCTACACCTTTTAATATAAGGGAATTAGATAATTGAGGAATACGTACATCATAGTCAGCTATTTTAGAAGCAGCATATACCATTTGGTCTATATTCTGACTTGAATATAATTTTTTACCATCAGGTGTAAACTTATTTTCATATTTATCATTGAGAGCTGTGTATAATTTTTCTACAGAGTTTGCTTGTTCTTCCAAAGAAGATATTCTTGCAAGAAATTGGTTTCTACTTTCTTTTGGTGCAGCAATTCCAGAAGTGGTTAATTCATTAAAACCTTCCTCTGTCATTGCTTGGGTTTTGTAGTATCCTAGTTCTTGTAATACAGAAGCTGTTTTACCATATTTGACTCTTGGCATAAGATATGATAATGTAAAATCTTTCTCATAATCTTTTTCAGATAAAGTATCATCTTGTCTAATAGCTTCTTGTCTCATTTGTTGAGACCCAATACCAATAGAAAGAAATTTAACTTGATCTTGTAAAGCTTGTTGTGTAGATTTTTTATTTAAATTTTGAATAGCCTGTACAGTGTTTTTTTGTCTTTCTCCTGTAAAACCAAATAATCCTTGTTCACCAATAACTCCTGATTTACCTACACCGTATTTTGTTTTTCCTTCAGCATCTTTATAAGACCCAACATAACCAGCTTGCTGTAATCCTCCAGAAAGTCCTCCAATAAGAATACTTTCTAATCCATCTTTAGATGTAAGGGTTTCTTCAACTCCTTCTCCAAAAACATTTTGCATTGATTCGCTTAAAGTAGAGAGAAAATCTTTAGTTTTATCTTTATTTGTGTATGCTCTTTGAAAATAATTAGTAACACCTGTTTGTATTGCTGATTGAGCACCTTCCTCAAAAGCTTCTGATGGTGCGAATAATACTTCAGATAACCCTTTAGTCCCTTCTATAATTCTACCAAATCTTGTTGTTGGTAATACTTGTTTGTATACACCTGTAGTTGCATCTTTTTCTATTTCATTAATAAGAGCTTTATCAGTTCTTTTAGAGGATCCCAATATTTTAGGAAGTTGAATATAGTTTGTACCTGTAAGAAGAAGAGAATTAGCTCCCCAAATATATAATCCAACTCTATCTGCTGTTTCATTTATTTTAGCAAGAACTTCATCATTTGGTTCTACACCATAAGCATCTTTATATTCTTGTATAGCTGTTTTTCTAAAAGAATTCATCCCTTGTAATCCTTCCATAGAGGCTTCCCCAAATGTCCCCATTGTAGATGTTAATATTCTATCAGAATCCTTAAGAACAGTAGATAGAGGATTCTTAATATATTTTTGAGAAAGAGTTCCCAGAGCCTCTTCAAAGGCTGTATATTTTTGAATATTAGGTACGGCTTGCATAGAAGCTTCAATTGTATTTGCTGCCTCTAAACCTTGACCTGCTCTAACTAAAGCATTAGTTATGCCCATAGCTCTTAACACAGAAGACCAAGCAACACCTCCAGCTATAGCTCCTAAAGAATATCCTAGATTTTTAATTATCTTATCAGAAAAAAAGTTAGCTGTTAAAATATTTTTAGGCGAAAGAAAAGAGGCATCTGTTTCAGAGTGTGTATAATAATTTGGCATAGCATCTTCCATTGCTTGCATACCCTCATCCATAGCTCTTGTGACGTCATTATCAATTAATGCTGCCATTCTTTGGTTTTTAAATGCTGACCCAACACCATATAATAAACCAGCTGTACCAGCTATAAAAGATGTTCCTGCTGTACCAACCATTTTTGTAATACCATTCCTAAACTTATCATAAGAACCTTGTTGTTGCCCAGCCATTTCCTCATAATCAGTATTTGGTCTAGTTTCATTATATCTATTACCAATATAAAATGAAGAAAGAGGTATTTCAGTAACTTTATTAGAAGTTTTGACATTACCTTGAAACATATCATTAACTGATTGTGCTCCTTGTCCAGGCAAACTAATTTCTGAGTATGAAGGAACATCTCCTACAACTGGTGTTGAAGGTAATCCTTGTGCTGTAGCTTGTCTATTAATTAAATTTTCTGGCATTATTTTTCTATTAAAATTTGGTTTGCTTGTGTAGGAGTTGTATTCTTTAACATTTGTAATGCTTGTTCAGGACCTAGTTGCCCAGGCAATTCTCGAACTTTAGAGTTTGTCCCATCATTTACATAAATAATTGGATAATATAATCCATTAACAAATCTTACATTACCCTGTACGTCATATCTGGAATTTTTAAAAGCAGCAAAATCATTCTTATTAAAATAAGAATCTCCTTGTATATAAGTACTTTTACTATAAGGATCTCCTGCACTTGTTGATCTATTACTACTATAATTAATATTATTTCTTAAAGCAGAAACTTCTCTATCCTCATAAAGATTATTAATATCAACACCTAGTACTTTGGCTTCATCTGGCTGAACAGTCATACCTCCTACTCTTTTTCCTTTTTCATCAGAAATAACTATCTCAACTTGTGGATTATTATTCTCATCGATTATTACTGTAGATTTAATATTACTAGCTTTTAATTCTTTAGCATCATTGAGTGCTTTTGTAAAAGCAGCTAAATCAGGAGAAAGATTATTAGAACCTTCCGCATATGCAGAAGCATATGTTTGAAGATTACTATATGTAGCATCATCAACTCCTTTAACCCCTGAAACTAACGAAGATTGTAAATTAGGTTTTATACCATAAGCCCTTTTAATAATTTCAGCTTTCTTTTCAAGTCCCTCAGAATATTGTTTATCCCCCAGTATATTATATATTTTTTTAACTTGGGAATAATCAATTTCTTGTGGAGTGTCGGATCTAAATAAATCTTTAATGTTTCTTGGAGCATTTACCACTGCTCTTGCTAAAGCTGTTAATGGTAGTTCTGCACTTTGTTGCTGAGTTCTTAATAATCCTTCGAGTAATGCTCCTTTTCCTCTGGCTTCTAATCTTTTACCTGCTTGTTTGCCCACAGAAGAAACATTATCATCTCCTAAAATACCAGATAAAATAGATTCATTGCCTTTTAAATAAAGAGCCATATCTAATATATCTTGTTTAGAGAGATCATATTGTTTACCATAAAGATTAACTTTCTGGGGTTTAATATTTTCTAATGAGATATTTTCAGCTATTTTCCCTAATTCAGAATTTGTTTCTCTAGCCACTTGTTGATTCGTAACTGACTCACTATTAAAAATTCTTTTCTTTGTTTTAAAATCATTATATGCATCTACAACACTAGAATTCTTTTCTCTTTCTGTAGGAGTAAGTTTGTTATAAGCTACTACAGCTTGTTGTGAAAGTCTAGTTCTGTAAGCAGCAGGAGTTTCATTTTTTTGTTTAGCAGCAGCATCTATCATTAATGCTTTTGCTTGTTCTTCTGGTACACCCTTATTTAAAAGTTTTTGAAGATTTTGATTATTGATAGATTGTTTTCCAAATATAGTTTGCCATAATAGATCATCAGTAGCTTTTGAAAATTCAATAGCAGCATTATCATAATTATTTGCTTGCAAAGAAATAACATCTATTGCAGAAGATTTGTTTCCCTGTGTTGGAGGATTACCTGATTCTCCTGGTTTACCATATCCCTTAACCCCTTTTTTAGTTTCATTAGCCAATAGAGCTAATTCTTTTGTTTGAGCTAAACTTGTATAATTATAACTCATTTTCTCAGAATGTTCTATTTTTCTTTGTCTTAATTCTTGAGCAAATCTTGATTGAGCATTGGCTTCTTTTTGCATGTCAAATGAGGCTTTCCATCCTGGATTATCTAATACTTGTTCCTTAGTAGTTATATGTCCAAACATTGTTGTATATCTGGAAGAAACATCGTCCTTATACATTTCTCCTCTTACAATATCAGGATTTTCATAAGCTAATTGTTCATAATTAGAATAATTAGTATTAATAGTATTTATTTGAGAAGTAAGAGCATCTATCTCTTTATCAACATTTTTACCTAAGCTTTTTTGAAGAGTTAGGGTATTCATTCTATCATTATAATCTCCTAATAAAGTTTGTTTTTGAGTTTGTATTCTTTGACTTAATTCAGGAGCTCCTAGATTTCTATAATTGTATTGTCCTGAAATATTTAATTGTTGAACTACTCTAGGATCTGAAAATATTTGTTGAAGGGTCTGCTTTACTTTTTCAGGAAACAGTCCTTCTTTTTCCATTCTTGTCATAGTAGGAGAGTATATTAAATTACCTCCCCTATCATGTACTGGTTTACCTTGAGCATCTAACACATAAATTTGATCAAATGACATCTCATCTGGTTTAACAGCATCAAATGTTTCTTTAGCAAATTTAAACACATCAAAATTAGGAATATACTTCCCATTAAAACCTTGTTTAACATCTGTATTGTTTATCCAGCCATTAGCATGTTTATTAAAATAATATTCATTATCAGGAGACAACTTACCTGCTGCTCGATCTGCTTCCATAGCAGCTTGTTCCTTTCTAAATCTCATTGTAGAAGAAACAGCTGTTTGAACATTCTTATCTTTAGCAATATTGTTAGTCATTCCTGAAACAGAATTAACCAATTGAAAATTAGAAAAATCTCCAGCAGCAACAGTTCTAAGATTTGAAGAAAGTTCATTTACTTTAGATTGTAAATAAGCTTTATCCACATCTCTTATAACATCCATTCCTGCTATATTGTCAATATTATTTTGGATTTTTTCTACCCCAGCATCATAAGCTTTTTGCTTTTGTGTGCCTACATGCACCATTGCATCAACAGGAAGTTGTTGAATATAAGGATTAAAATTACCTAGTTGTTGAGAATTGTCTGAAAATGAGGCCATTAGCTTTTATTTTAACATAAATTAATATGTAGGGTTAGCAAATATAATTGAAAAAATTAACCTATACAACTAAAATAATTATATAGGTTAATTCTTTATAATTAAATTAATTAGTATTTTTTAAGAGAAGAAACTATAGAACCATTAGTGCACTTAGACATTGTTTTTCCTCTTCTAGCTGTTGTTCCTACAGAAGTGTCTACACCTGGACCAGGAAGAATAGGTTTGTAATATTCAGTGGTTGTTTGAGCTGTTGTTAGAATAGGTTGATAATTCTGTGGAGATTGTAATGTAGGTGAAACTGATTGAGGTTCTACTTGTCTGTACTCTATAATATTTCCTTTACTATCTTTTACAGGAACATGTGTAATGGGTTGTGTTTTATCTGTAGCATAAATATTATGCTCATTAGCTTGAAATAGAGGATTTAAATTTTGTGCTCTACCTGCTGCATCATATCTATAATTATAAAGATTCTCATAAATACCTAAAGTTCTATTCTCTAGTTTGTTTTGTTGGTATTTAGAAGACATAGAATTAATAGCAGATTGATTAATTGCTTTCGTATTAGATAAGGCTTGAGCTTGTCTTTGATATTGAGTGTCAAAAATGTTCAAGTTTTTTAATTGAGCATCATTCAATGTGTTTCTATTATTAGCATACACTTGTGATTTCTCTTGTTGATTATCTCTAAATTGTCCTCCTAACACTTTAGAATTAGCTTGATATTTTTGAGCAGCTAATAAAGATTGTGTAGCAGGATTACTTTGTTTAAGAAGAGATTTAAAATCAGCATTATTCTCATTAAGTACATCTTGATATGAAATATCATAAGGAGTTTGGAGAAGAGGTTGATAAGACTGAGCATCTACAGGTTGTAATTGATTTGTAGCAAATGCATTCATTTCCCCTAACAATTGATTAGCATCTAATCCTTCTTGATCTGTTGGTCTTATATAAGGAAGAATTTGATTATAAATATCCATTGGTAAACTTCTCTTATAAGGAACTGTTTCAAAATTAGGCTCATCTTCTAAGAACACTTCGTCCCCAGGAGTACCTTGTGTAGTGATATCTTTAGTAGCTGGTGTATAATCTTGAGTAGTAATAGCTTCTATGTTATCTGTATTAGCCTTGTATTCATTAGGAAATTTTTGCTTAAGACCTTGTAGTGTACCATGCCCTTTAGATGCTAATTCATCATATGTTACTCCATTATTTAATTGTTTTTTAACCCAAGAATACCATTGAGCATTTGGTTTACCACCATTACTAGTAGCCCTATGTACTGTTGATGAAGTATTTCTTTTTACAGAAGAAGACATTGTTTGTTTCTCTGGACTACCTTTTATAATTACGGATGCAGTACCTGGCTTATATAATCTTGATGGATTATTTGGATCTTGTTTATATCCTTTATCTAAATACTCTTTTGCTTTATTTGCAGGAATTGTTTTTCCTGATTGAGCTATAAGAGTTATTCCATCTTCTGCTTGTTTAATTTTCCCTTTAGCTAAATGCTCAGCGGATAATCCATGTTGTTCTGCTGTATTATTAATAATACTTTGTAATTCAGCTGCTTTCGTTTTTTTATCTGCAATGTCTTTCAATACCATATTAGAGCCTAATATATTAGCTTGTAATGTTTGAAATTTTAGTTTATCATAAGGAGTAGTCATATCTAATGAGTTAAGTTCTTGAGAAGACTTGTCAAGTAAAGAAGAATGCTTAGCTTCTTTTTTAGAGAGATCAGCAATATAGTTTTTAAATTTTTTGCCTTTTGCTTTATCATCTCCAATAATTTCAGCAAATTGTTTAGGTATTGAAAGATTGCCAAATACAGTGAGGTTTGTATTACCTTGAGAATCTGGAAGAGCTACAGCAGGTTCTCCTGCTTCAACCTCTACAGGATTATCTCCATATGTAATACCTATACCAGAATTACCTCGTCCATCTGATTGGGAGTGAGAATTGCCTCTAAACATAACTGTTTCTCCTCCATCTGGTAGATGGGGATTATAAGATATTGGTTGAGCTTCTCCTCCCCAATGTGTCTCTAAATCTCCATTCATGTTCATATTACCTCCATCTTGCATATGAGAAGAGTTATTAGATTGTAAACCTTGTATTTGAGAATTAGCAGCCATAGGCTGCATATTTCTATCTGTGGCTTCTTCATATCTTTTTGTTTTTCTTGGATTGGTATCTAACATACCTCCAATCAATGTTCCTCCTATTTTAGGTATAGGACCAAATATAGAACCTATTCCTCCCCCAATCATTCCCCCAGCATTGTTTCCTGTAATTGCATTAGCAATACCTGAACCAACCATAGCTGTAGGACTTCCTTGTGCTCCTCCCATTAATCCTGGAAGCATACTAGTTAAAGAGGCTCCTAATTGAGCCTTAGTAAGTTTTTTTCCATTCTTAGCTAAAGGGTTGGTTCCTGTACCATATGTAGGATACATTTCTTGTTGAGAAAAAACATTATCTTCTGGTCTATTATATTTCCTTTCTATTTGTTCTGGTCTTGTATTAGATGCCATCAAAGAAACATCACTAACCATTTTCATCTGTTTTGCTGCTTTTCTTTTTTCTTTCTCAGCACCCAACGCTGTAATACCAGATAGTACTTGTCCTACAATAGGGAGCCCTGTTGTTATAGCTGATAGAAAATCTGGAGATTGTTGAGCATTATATTGAGGAGTAAATCCAATATTTTCAGGTACAGATGTATCTTGAACTCCTTCAGGTAAAGGGTTATTATTTCCCCACTGTTCTCCAATACCAGGAGCTTGCTGGGTTTGTGGGAAGTTGGTGGGCATATTAGGTGTATTAATATTTCCAGGATTAAATCCATTACCAAAATTCCACTGGTTTTGTGGACCACTAGAAATTTGTTGTCCAGGATTATTTGTAAAATAAGGGTTATAGCTTTCATACCCATTTTGAGCAATAGGAAATTCTACAACTTTTTTTCCTTTGAATTTATGTTGTTCTCCAGGATGCATAAGTCTTATTTCATTATCATCAAGAGCAAGAAGAGATTGATTTATTCCTTTCATATCAATATATGATTGAGGAGCAGATTGATCAATGGATACAGGGTGACCTTGATTATTAGGATTTCTATACCCTTCATTATCTTCAATTAATTTTAATTTTGAAGATTTGAGGGATAATTTTTTTCCTTGTTGGGCTTTTTTAAACTCTCCTCCATGTTTAGCCATAAAAGCTTCCTCTGTTGGAAATTTTTGGTAGAACTCTTTTTCGTTCTTAACTCCTGCAATTTTAAGTATTTGATTTTTCATGTCTTAATTATATTTGGATAACCATCCACCGTTTTTATTTTGTTTTAACTGTAAAGCTCCAATTGTACCAACTCCAGTAATAGTAAATAGATTTTTTAAATACCCTTTTAATTGCTTTTGGTCATATAATTGCCTTAATTCCATTATATCATTAGGTATATCTCCAGACCTATTTTTTGTTATAATATCATTATAAGGTATGTCTACAAGTTCATCGGTTGAGATACCTTTATTTTTAGAATAAAGAATCGCATTAATACCACGTTGTCTAGCTTCATCAGGATTACTATAATAATCTATCATATCATGATAAGAAGTATCTTTTGATTCATCTCCCCATTTTTTCCAATTTGATAATGTTTCTGAATCTAAATCAAGTTTAGGTAACTTATTTAATAACTCATGATTTTTAATATCATATAATGAAGTATGTCCAAATTCATGAGAAGCAAGATATTCAGCATCTGGTCTATTTAATCCTCTTTCAGAAAAGTCTATTCCTAATTTAGTTCCTTCTGAATCAGCCCCACTTGTATAAGCTTTAGCATCGCTTTCTAAGGACTTATAGCCAGTGGATTGTACATATCTTGGTTTTGTTTTATTAACAGAATTGATTAAATCTGTTTGCTTATTTATTGCTGAATCAAAATCTAATCCTGTAGCATTTTGTAATCTATTTCTATATTCAGAAGAATTATAAAAATCTGTTAATTGTTGTTTTCCTTCATTTACTTTTTGTAACTGTTTTAAAGAAGGTTCATAAGCAGAGTTAAAAGTATCTTCCAAACTTTTACCATATCTATCTGGTTTATGATTTATAAATAGTTCCCAATCTTCTTTACTTTTTCCAGTTTTTTCTAAAATCTCCTTCTCAGGTAAATTTAGTATTTGTTTATAACTTAAAGAAAATCCTTCTTTGTTTGAAATAATATTTCCTTCCTTATCTAAATTAACTGTGTCTTCTAAAAGCTTTTTATTATAATATTCTCTTCCTAAAGAATTCCTAAAAACCTCTTCTTCTCTACTAATGGGTTTCATATATTGAGATATATAAGGTTCCATTTCATAAGATAATTCTCCTTGACTAAATCTTTGCTTAGGTTGTATGAATTGTTCTCTTATTGGAGTAGTAGGAATAATATCAGGTAATTCTTTATATGCTGTTGATAGTAGTTCTTTTTCTGTCCCCTTTGTTAATGCTGATAAAACTTTTTCTTTAGTAAGTAATCCTGCTCCTATTAAATTTGTAGGGTCAGCTATAGCGTCCATAGTAAAAGCTCCTACAGGATTTTGTATATCCATAGCTTCAGAAGGTCTTTGCATCTTACCTGACATAAGCTTAGTAGCTAACATTTGAGGTAAACTAGTAATGGCAGAGAGAGGTGTACCAATTATTGCTCCTAATGGACCAGCATCTTTATTCTCTTCTACAATTTTATCCGCATATTGTTCTAACCAGTTTTTAGATTTTTTCTTTCCTTTAACTGTAACTTCATCTAATAATATAGGAGAGTGTATTCCTTCTTTAGTTATTACTTCTCCTTTATTATAAGCGTCAGTGTATTCAGGTGTACCATAGGTAACCTTTCCTCCATCTTGATATTTATTTAACCACTTCATTATTTGTAAGATATTTGGTTCTGGTCTAAAAACATTTGACTAACAAGGTGTATATCATTTCTATTATCAAATATAAGTCTTACCTTTAAATCTTTTGCTCTAAGAGGAACTTTCTTAAAAGAAAGAGTTGTGTAATTCATATTAGCTTGATTAATTTCTTTATCTATTGAAAGAGATTGACAAGAGGAGAGAAAGAGTGGTATTTGGGAATCTTTTTGAAGAGCCCAGAAAGTATTGAATTGATAAAAATTATCAGATTTTGTAAATGTAATAGTTTTAGATGAATTATTATACTTTGGATATGAATTATATTGTAAAAGATTATTTATTGGCTTAGGAACTAGCTCTAGAAGTCCTGTGGACTGTTGAGCATTATAAAGAACAGCCTTATTAAAATAATATTGATTTGTTTCTATTCTTGTGTTATCTGTAAAAATATGTGTAGTAAGAGGGAGATATGTATAGACTTTTGTATAATCTTGAATGCTTTGAACTATTTCATCTTGATATTTAAAAGAGAAAGGGTATTCAAGAACATAAGGTTCAATAGTCCCATAAAAATCATTATATATTCTAATGTTAGTGAGATGTCTCCACATACAAGCTGTAGTTGTTTGTGTAAATTTTGATGATGCATAATCAACAATTGTAAAACTATCTAAAGGAAATGTTTTTTCTAATTTACATTTTCCTACAGATTTTATGGTGATTAACTTTTGTGTATCAGTTACTAACAAAGAAATACCTTCTATAAGTTTTTTTCTAGAAATATTTGAAGCAAGAGTTTTTCCATTTGAAATAATATCAAACGGACCTGTTGTGGGACCAGCTTTTGTTAATTTTACAATTATAGTTTTCATGGTGTGCAATCTTCATTGGTAACACAAGGTGTGATACCCCCTGTTATATTAATAGGTCCATATATATCACAAGAAAAACTAAGAGAATATTGTTTTGCACATATATATACAGTGTCCTGATAAACATATTGTGATTGTGAATCTCCATTATAATCTATCCATGTTACTGTACAACCTCCATCTATTTGAACTGTGTAGCAAAATGTATTTGGAAAATAAGTTGTAGTAGTAGTGGTGGTTATGTTTGAATTTTCTGTTATACTACTTGCAATACAAGAGTTTAATTGTGTGGCGCCATCAGGATTAATTGAAAGAGAAGGGAGAGTAGATAAAGAATAAGGAGTACTTCTCTCTATAACATAATTTACACCATCTTCATCTACAACATAAATATTACAATTACACTCATATAAAGATGTAATAGGAGTAATTCCTGTATTAATATCTACCTCTATTGCTCCTGTTTCATAATTGTACTGAGTTATAAAATAATCTCCTCCTGATATATAATTAATTATTATTAATTTTCCTCCTGTTGTATATAAAGGATTTCCTATTGCTATCCTACTTATTTGTAAATCAAATTTATTTGTAATAACAGTTGTGACTCCTGTAATATCAATTTCTACTACTGTACCTATACCTGTATCATCTACTCCTATTAAAATGTTAGGAGATTTATATGTTATACCAGAAGCAGTTGAAAAACCACCAGAGAAATTTATATCTCTGTTATATACAGCAGAAAAAGGAGAAAGACTAATATCCCATTCTACAATTTTAGTTGTTATAGACCAAAGTTTGTTTTCAGAAAGAGCTATCCCATAAGAAGAGATAAATCCTGGTACATTTAAAGTTTGCACATCATAATAAATATTATTTCCACTATTGAATAAAACGCCACAGCACTCTGGAATATTTGGAGATTGAGTTGTAGTAGATGTTGTTGTTCCGCATGCACATCCATCTATAGATTTTATAGCCCCTGCCTCTACTTGAAAAGCAAATCCATTAAACAACCCTTCTTCTGTATAATACCAACCATCAGGGACAAAAACACAATCAGTTAATGTTTCATCTAAATAAACTGTTTCCCCTATTGAAAGAGAAGAAGCATTTAAACTTATAGAAGATAAACTTACATATGGAACCACCGAACTAACTGTAGCTATAGCTGCACATACTATTTCTTGTGAAATTGTAGAATCTACAGAAGGATTAGGGGATATTTCATATCCTGTAAACCATCTGAAAGAAGGAAGTCCTGAAGGTCTTTGACAAATAGTAGTAGTGGTAGTTGGAGGTACAGTTATAACGGCTGAACCTTCTAATGAACAATATGTAAACAATACTTCACCAACTAAATCACAATCAACAGCTTCGGTTGTCGTAGAAGTAGTTGTAGTTGATAATAAAGTGGTTGTTGTAGTTGTAGTTATAAGTTTATTTAGCTCTCCAACCATTGCTAAAAAATCTCCATCAAAATCTGAACAACATCCATTTAATCCTGAATAAAAGAAATTGTTTTCTCCTATATAAAAATTTGGAATATAAGAATGGAAAGAAGTCCATGATTTTGTATTTAAATTAAAGGATATAGTCCATGACTTGTTACAGAAATATTCTGTATCACTCAAATAAACTTGTGTTCTTGTTATTATTTTTGATTTATCTTCCATTAGTCTTGAATTAATCTTACTGAGAACCCACATTCTTTTACAGCAGTAGATAAATTAAATGCAGCTGTATTAAATACAAAAAATACAACATTTGCTCTTAATGGATCTGATATAACTTCAGTAGCTGTCCAAAAATTAGTATTTATACTTTGTTGAGAGTCAAATGCTAAAGGAGAAGGGAAAAACCCAATTGCTCTGTTTCCTGCAGCTAGTGCTGTAAAGTTACAAGAATCTGTTGCTCCTGTATTAGGGGAAAGCCAAGTGGTAGTACCAACTTGTTTTAGAGCCCCTCCTGCTACAGATTGCCCTCCCATACAAGTTCTTAAAGTAGTCCACTCAGTTATAGAGGGTACATGCCAACCAATAGGAGCTAAACCTCTTGGATCATTTATTGCATACCAATTATACATTTTACCATAAATTGCTCCATTAGCAGGGTTATTATTATAATAACACCATGCTCCAGTAGTTAATGTTGCCCAAACTGTATAATCAGTTACTTCTGGTATAGGGTCTCCATTTCTATAAGTTGTTACATCTAAATTTTGTTTAGTCCAATCAATAGTACAAGGACAAATAGTAGTAGTTGTAGTTGTAGTGGGACAAATAAAATCCTCACAATTATCTTCTTGGTTACTGTCTTCAATATTGTATTCACAACTTCCTACTGAACATTCAACAAATGCTGTGATTAATATTTTAAAATTATTCCAAAAATACCATTTTCCTACAGTTAAAGGTTGAGAATTACATATTCCTCCTCCACCTGTTTGGGTACAATCCCCACAATTATAAATAGCTACATTATATGTCCACACATTACAAGCAATAGTAGTTGTAGATGTTGTAGTTGTAGATGTTGTAGGTATATCTATTATTGTTTCTATATAATATTCATTTTTTTCTTCATCATATTTTATATCTGGAGAAAGAGGGGTATAATCTAATTTAGTAATGATAACTCTATTGAATTTAGAATCATATACTCCATGTAATCCAACACCTGTGTAGTGATTATCTGTAGAGACATTTGGAAAATAATTTGATATTTCAAAAGATAAATGGTCTGTAAAAAACTTATTAACTCCAGAACCATACCCAGTTAAATCTACAGCTTGAGTTCCTTGTATAAGAAAAACCTGTCCTCTTTTAGCATCTACTGTTATTTGTCCTTCTGGTATTTTTAATATAAATTTATTTTGAGAACCAACATATCCTAAATCTGTTTCTGCAAAATCTATTGGAGGAGCCCCTTGAAAAAGATTAGGGTTTCCTAAATACGCAGCTTGAGGATTAGATGTATTGATTGTAAGTAAATGATTATAAAGAAGTGATTTATTTTCAAATCTCGCTAAAATTGCTTTATTCTCTATACCGTCCAAAGATGTAAGTTTACCATAATTCTGAGGAAAATCAAAGAAAGAGAGAGGTTTATATATTAACCAATTATTTATTCTTGCGTCTGAATTAGTATCTTGTGGGTCAGAATAAATTGCTCTGAAAGGATAAAGAGTTTTACACACTTCCCCCCAATCAGGAGGTAAATGTGTGAATTCATTTTCTTTATTTTGTTTAGAGTATGTTACATTATAGTTATAGGTGTTATCATTTTTAATAGAAACAAAACTTTCTTGGACCCAATCATCAGGAATACCTGTAGAAACATGAGGCCAAAAATCCCCTTCTCTATTATTAAATGCTTGTCGTAAATCTACATTATAAGAAGACTCACAATAAAAGGAAGGGATACCATAAGCAAATAAATAAAATAAACCATCATAATAGGTTCTATAGGAACCAAATGCACCAGCTCCTGTAGTATTAGGTACAATAGAAGCAGGATCATTTGGACAATCAAAATGATGTGCTTTATAGGATATAAAATTAGTCATTGTTTGTCCAGAAGCAAGAGAGGCATTTTCAAGAATAGATCTAGCAGAGTGCCAGTATTTTGGATAAGCAATATTCCCTATCTCATCATAAAATATATCAGCATCATCTGGTGCTCCTACTCTATTATCAATAAAAAATGGAAGTTTTGTTTTAAAAGCAAATTTTGAAATAAATGTATCCCCACCAAAAGCAACAGCTAAAGATGTATTTCCATCTAACATTTTTTGAAATCCTGTATCAACTGTTTGATAAGAATAAATTTGACCCCATTGTCCTTCATATACATTTTTTATACTTCCATAATAAGATAAAACAGTTATATCCTGCTCTGCTGCTGGTGTTGAACATGCTCCTGTATCACCAACAGTGAATCTAGAGTAGTCTTTAATATTAGTACCAATTAAATTTGGACTCTCATTGGGAAATGGTAAAGGATCTTTAGTTCCTTCTGTCTTTAAATACACAGAAGATTCTCTATCATAATTGTTAACATTATAATTATCTCCTACTGATTGTACTCCAGGGATTAAATATTGTTTTAGTTCTAACTCTCTTTGTTTTACGCCTTCATTATTTGGTATACCTAGAGAATAATTATATTCAGCAATAGAATTAAATGAATAAGCATAATTTTTTCTTGTAATACCATTAATATATATTGTCAAATAAGCTTGATAAGCTGTAAATAAAGCTGTAGAATTAAAAGAACTTGTTATAGAAGCAATTGTATTGGAAGATTTGAATGCATCCCTTTGAGCTTCTTCAGATAATAATTTGTATTTAGCATTATTTTTAACTTCAACAAAATGTGCCTTCCCTCCTCCAAAAATAACATTTTCAAGTTTTAAAACATTACCTAAAAAGGGCTGTCCAAAAGAAGTTTCTGGAGAATTAAATACCTGTCTGTATTTATTTTCTTCTTTAGATGAAGCGGGAGGAAGAGGAGTTTCTTCTTTACAAGTAAGAGAAGATCTTCTCCCTATTGCTGGTTGACTATATGTTCCACCACCAGTATCTATTACATTAACCGCTTGTGTGGTATAAGGGAGTGGGTAATAGTCAGCATAACATTTACAAGGATTAGAAAAGGGACCATCTCCATTATCACACTCATCATCTATACCAGCTTCTGCTGTGGTTCCTTCAAATACTCTAACATCGATAGAATGATTTCCCCCTAAATAACCTGCTAACCATGTGCTTTCATTTGTGAAAGAAAGGTTATTATTATTAAAAGGATCTGTCCAAACTAAATCATATCCTTTACAATCAAAGGAAGAAGCATGCCACGCATCATAGTTAGCGGGACCAATACTAGCTCTTCCTGTTTTATATATAGGACGGGTTGTTGAACAAAGTTCAATAATCTCTCCAGCAACCATTGGTTTTTCTTTTGATATTTTATTTGTATTAGGGTCTGTATATGTGTATGTACCTGTTTGTTCACATATAATCAACCAAGGTTCTGCAATATCAGAAAAAGCATTGTTATTTAAATTGAGAAATGGATCAGCTTCTAAATCATTATAAGGGTAGTTTGGATAATAATAAGTTTGTTCTTCTCTTATATATGTATTTACATTTCTTAATATTCCTTTTGCAATAATAGATTTATTTGTTCCTCTATCCCCTCTTACAATTTTAAACCCAACTATATCAGATTTTTGTTGAGGAGTTAAGTTTGAAGAATTGATAAGAGAAGATATTTGTTGTATATCAACTCTAACCCCTATAGGGAATACAGAATTGGTTTGTTGTATAGGTGTAAAATTTTCTCCATTATAGACTAAAGGACCGCTCTCAAATATAGGGGAGATTAGTGTATCTGGAAATTTATGGTGTCTTATTGGCTTACCAGCTAGTTCTCCCCATACATCATCATTACAAGGATATGTTTCATTTGATTCCCAATAAGCAAAATCCCCATATTCATACGATGTAGCATTACCAATAGGATTATTTTGAGAATTACCAGAAACACTTCCTGTATTATAAATTTTCCAATAAGGACTATAGCCTATACCCGTTATATCATCATAATATGTAGGTTCTCCTATAAAGTCCGAAGAAGTGTTTGGGACATCTGGAAAAGAATTATCATAAGGAGAGAGGGCTCTCCCTGGAATATGAAAAGAATCTCCTTGTTTACCATTCTTCAAAAGAGGAACAAACTCAAAGGCATAAACCTCATCTCTGAGATAACCTCTAAGATTAGTTGCATTTAATTCATCAGAATAATTTTCATTGTCTGAAATCTTATATGTCTCCCATTGTAATGTTATTTTGTTTGCTATATCTTGATAGTTAATTCTATCAATGGTTGTAAGCCCTTCCCAAACTAATACATCCTGAACAGCTGTAACTCCTTCAGCAACATCATAATAGGGATATTTCTCAAAAATATCGTTGATAGAAAGTCTTATTAGTTCTTTTTGTTGTCCTGTATAAGTTATAGTTTTAATTAAACTATCAATGAAATATGTTCCTATAAGTTCTACAGAGGCAATATTATTAATTGTTTTAATTACTGCTAAATTAAAATATTGAAATTGACCTGAATCATCAATATTTGAAATATTAATAATTATTGATTTTCCTACATTATAATTAAAATTAGGAGTTATAATACTAATATCCGCAATTGGTGTAGGGTTTGTTATTGAATAATAGGATGTATAAGGATTAGAGGAGGAATCAGAATATTGTATGGCAAATTGGTAATCTCCTGCTAATAATTCTCCCCCAGTAATAATATCACTAATTTCTAATTGTGGAATTTTAAAATTAGGTTGCATTTTTAATTGATTACAGTCTAATTGATCTGTATATTGAGGATCACACAAAGAAGAGTTTTCTGTTTGTAAATAAGGAATATTGTCTATATCTAAATGTCTTCTAGCAATATGATCTGCCCAATAAATATCTGTAGAACAATTACTAATTTTATGTTCCATTTGATGTATAGGATGATTGGCATCAAACCCTAAACATGGAGAATTAACAAGTGTATGGTATATACAATCATTATTATCCATATAACCTATTTCTGAGGCTCCTAATGAAGAATTTACTAAAAAGAATATATGTTTATTCCTTTCTTGTATATAATGCTTTAAAATTAATATATATCCACTAGGAAAAGAAAGACACAATTCATTACCTGGTTCATTTTGATATGAAGTACTTGTATTATCAAAAGATTCGACCATAGCATTTAAACCATAGGAAATTTTAGTGTTTCCTATTTGATTAATACTATTATCCATATCCATTCCGCCATTGGCAGTACGGCTATTATTTTTAATATTTCCTTCGTTCTTAGATTCAGCCATTATTAATATCTTCTCCCTCTAGGATTAGTAGAAGGAAGTTGGTACATATTTAATCTATTTAAAGATTTTTTTATTCTATTCTGTTTTTGATAAACAGTTTGTTTCATTAACTCTGTATTAGCTATGATATAAGCTTCATCTGAAACTTGTTTATAATATACTAGTTTTTGTTGAAGTTGATTAAAAGTTTCATCATTAACATTATTAGTTAATTGTTCAAACATTTTATATTTAATAAATGCTTCTACATATTCCTTAATTCTAAAATTATCAGGAATCAATTGATTTCCTTCACCATCATAATCTGTTGCATAAAATATGAGATGGACTATTCCATTTCTAAAATTAGTTACAAATTTATTATCCCTAATATCAAAAGAATCATAGGTAGATGAATATGGGTTATCTGTTTTAAACGTTGGGAGAGATGAATTAAGTAATTCCCAATTATTGTTATAATCTACACCACAATTATTTTTAGCAGAAATATTTCCTGGTTTAAGGAGGTGAGATTGTTTGTAACTTCTAATTGTTTGTGAATTTGTTTTGTATACTGCTTGAATTATTTCTGGCATACAGGTGTTATCACAAGCATCATTTTGACATAATGGATTATTACAAGGAGAACCTCCAATAGTAAGAGGGGATATTTGTATTGTTTGTAAAGAATGTGCCTGGGAATAGAAAGATGAAGCATCTTGATAAGGTCTTAATGGTATTTCTGTGCACATCCAGGCCTCCCTTACAGCATAAAAATTATCAGGAAGTCTAGCCTGAAAATCTTCAATAACTAAAGCTTCCTCAGAAATATGATAAGTTGCTTGACCTAATTTTTCTAAACACTTATTAAGGTATGTTGGAAACATTAAATCATCAATAGCTCCAGTGTCAAAATAACTCTTTAGTTCTTCTTTTACAGTGGCGTAAATAGGAGAAGGACTAACAAACGAATATTGGTAATAGTATGACAATTTATTTAAATTTTAAAAGTTATAGTTTCCAAGTTTGATATATGTGTTGGTATTTTTCATCAACTTTAATATAATGGGCAAGTAGTCTAGAAGTTGTTCTTGTTGCTTTAAAGTACCAAAGATTAGTGAATTTAAATCTAACAGATTGTTTAAACCAAACCCAACCAAAAAAATAACCTTCTGTATGATAATTGAAATTATAAATTCTTTTTCCTTTTTCTTTAGTTTTTTGCCAATCAATAGGAAGATTTATATATTCTTTACCATCATATACAACAACTTTTTTTCTTATTTTTTTATTTACAGCAAATTCCCCAAACCCAAAAGGGAGTTTTTGTTTCTCACCTGTTTCTAAAAGATATTCTTTAAATGATTCATTATATCCGTATATAATCATTTTCCACTCATTAAAATCTAATTTAATATTTGAGTGTTTTTTACAAAAATCATTGTAGTTATCTTTACTAGCAGTGCGGAATTCTATTGCTGTTCTCATATATTAAGCCGTTGGTTGGGTGTTAACAGCTTGACCATCAATACCTTGACTTGTAATATCTTCTTTTACCCTAAAATATGTAGATAGAAGTTTTTGTGTAGTTAGGTCTTGTACTTGTTTTTTTAAATATCCTGGGAGAGCAAATTGTTTATCTAATGGATTCATACAATAATCTTCTAAAGAATAAGTGGTTCCACAACCACATTCTGGATACATAATATCATTAGATATATCTTCCTCAAAAAAAGCAACAAGTCTTATTGCCTTTAAATCTGGATTAGTAATATATAGATATCCATTACTCACCCAATAATAAGCTTCTTTTTTTATTACAGGAAGCTTGAGAAGATTTAAATATCTGTTAACTGTAATTTCTTTTAATTTAGAACCTTTACCTCCCATAGCATTGATAGAATACACCCCTTGGATTACATATTGGTAATTTCCTTCTGATATTCTTGGGAGAGGTAAAACACTTCTTGCAATTGTACAATCATCAACATATTCTGAACATTCTGAGATTGAAACTTCTTTCATTTCTAAACAAGGAATTGTTGAAAAAAGTGTGTCTGTATTCCATAATTTTCTAAGATTTGTTTCTCTCTTAATTAAGACCAGAGAATTAGTTCTTAACTCAGAGAGTATTGCTCTATCAGTTATACTTCCATCTGTAGATAAAAGTCTATGTAATGCTCTGGTATCAGAGACTAATTCTCTTCCTGTCATAATATTTATTTTTTAAATACGAGATTCAAATTCGGCGATTCTTCCTTTTTCTGGGTCAAAAACAGTTGCTAAACCTGCACGTACACTGTGTACAAAATTGTTGTCTAAATGCCATCTATCAGTCCCAGATAAAGAAGGGCTTTGTTGTATTCTCACTCCTTTAATTTCTTTAGCCATATAATGATGTTTATCCCCTGTATGTATTTCTCTATAAACAGAATTACCAAATTCTTTACTATCTTTCCCTGTAGCAAATAATAATGGAAGATCATCTATTTTACAATTACCATGATGATAACCTATAAAAGTATTTCCAAGAACAACACATTTAGTTGTGGAATGTTCTCTTTGAAATTTAATTTGTTTGTTATTTTTAAACATTACTTCTAAAGCATGGGCCAAATAGAAGGATTTAGTTCTATCATGATTACCTTGTACAAGAATAATTTCTAAAGAATTAGAAAAAGAGGATAATATAATGATTGCTTTTACCAATAAATCAAACCCTTCTTCATATTCATTATCATAACTAACTAATACATCCTGAGGAGTACCATTGGTTGTTTGATTCTGGTAGTTATCTGTATGGAAAAAATCATTTGATATTGGAAATACTATTTTATTTATTCCATATACAGTATTAACTGTAGTAATTAATTCTTTTAACACTGAAAGAAATTGTTGTTTTTTGACTTGAATAGTTTCTCCTTCTAAGGTTTTCTTAGCTAAATGAAAATCAGCAATAGAGATTTCTACATCTATTCTAGAATCAATATGATCGTGTGATTTAACAAGCCCAAAAGATGGTGTGTAAGTTTCTAGAAACCTTTGAAAATCTTCAACAGAATAATCTTCTGGTTTTTTTAATTTACTAAATACACTAGAAGTAAATTTACCATTTGGTAAAACTTTAGACCAGTAATTAGTTATAACATATTTTGTTAAATCAATTTTATGTAATTTGGCTAATTCAACATCATCTTTAGGTTCATATGTTAATACTAATGTACTTTCTATTGTTCCTTTATCTAAATTAACTTTTTTTGTAATAGTATCTGTTGTATTTTTATTTCTTACAATTGCTAATAAATGCTCCACTTCTTGTCTAGTTACATTGAGTTTTTTAGCGTAATACTCTTTAGATTCTTTTCTAGGTAATAAAGCTACTAACTCATTAACCAATTCTTTTTCGTTTATCATATTGATAGGTTTAGTTAAAACTTAGTAAAGATAGATAATATATTTTATATAACAAATTTATTTAATTATTTTAATTATTATTTATAATGTATTTAATTAGAAAACTCCCAAATATATTTCTATAGATGAGAGTTTCAAAAAAACTAAGAAAACCAATAAACCCAGTTTTTAAAGAGTTGTAGTAGTAGTGGTAGTTGGAGGGGAAGTAGTAGTGGTAGTTGTGGTACAATAAATTATTGATGTTATAACCCCTTCAACTATTTGGGCTATTTCTCCTGTCACTAAATCTGTAAGATAATAACCATCAGGCTCAACATTACAATCTGTTACCAATCCTTTATACACTGTTGCTCCTACAATAAAAGAAGATAGTTGATCTGTTGTCCCAGACATATTTCCAAAAGCTATTGTATTATAATTAGTGAGGGCTGTACAAGCATCAGAGTATGAACTTGTAAAATTTTGAGGATCTCCATCTAAAGGAGTATATGTACTATAGAATACTTTGTTACTTAAACCAGAAGGTCTTATACAAACTATTACTACATCTATATAATTTGTGCATAACTCTGAATTAGACATGATTCTAACTGTAGTTGTTCCATCAGGTACAAGAATAGAATTATATCCTGCTACTAATGAAGATTTACTTACTCCTGATTCAAAAGCTGAAGTGTATCCATCCAAATCAGAATATAGATTAAAAGGACCAGTATCTGTTCCTGCTGTTGTTAATGTTATTAATACTGTCATATTATTTGGTTTATGGTGTTGTTGTTGTTGTTGTGGTAGTTATGAAATTAGAACAATGCTGATTAACTGTAACATCATTTACAAAAATATGTTGCCCATCTATACCACAAGCATCATATCCTTGAAACCCAAAGATTCCTGTTCCTGTACAAGTTATTGTTAAATTAATTATAGTTGTTCCTGAGTATGTAATTGGTCCATAAACAGTATCTCCTACATGAACATTTAGATATGCAAATTCTGTACAAGGCGCAGAATTATATAATGTAAAAGTAATATCATAAGATTGACCAACTGTAAGTACATCCTGGAAAAGAAGATTACTCAAATTGTCTTGGCCTCCAAAGAAAGCACTTCCGCTATGAGCAGCATTCCAACTCCATTCAAAAGCTGTATTATCCCAACCTGTTAAATCATCTGTAAACTCTCCATTAACTATTAAGTTTGGATAAGGGCAGGCTGTAGTTGTGGTAGTAGTTGTTAAACAGTTTTGAATTGTTGTACAGTCTATTGCCCCATTAACTAATTCTACAAATTGTTGATATAAATCAGCATCATTTAGTATGGCAGAAAAGACATTATTTACTAAGTTCTCTCCACATAATTGAACATCTATTTTTTGAATAGCAGTAGTAATACTATCTTTATTTATAATTCCAGAACAAGGTAAATTTGGTCCACTATAATAAATATTTCCAGAGGATATATTTGGTGCACATTGAGAAAAAGGAAAAGCTGTATGACAACCAGAACAATTTGACATAATTACGGTAAATAAATTATATAATAAGTAGCTAATACAGGTTGTATATTATTATGAGATTGTCCTCCTCCAGTTGAAGCATTACTTACTGTAATACCTGTAGGAGTTTCAGAAGATAAACCTAATGTGGCAGGAATAGTAGAGCTTGATAACCTATAACTTCCCGAATCATGATAATCCCTCTTCCATACTATAGGGTCAGTAGCTGAAGGAGGGTAAACAAATGTTCCCGCTACATGTTCAGTTAATAAGAAATGAGAGTGACCTAGATCATTTACTGTAGCAATATGAGTATGGGAGGGAATCTGTGTTGGACCTAATGTAATTGTGTTAGTCCCTCCAATAGTAAGTAGATTATATGTAGGGTTACCTGCTATTCCAGGGTCTACAGCAGAATTAAAAGCTCCACCACCCATACCATTGGTTGCACCTACAGCTACCCTACCTCTTTTATCAGGAGTACCATTATTACCATTACATAAATATATTTTTTCCCAATCTCCTATACCTGCACCAGATACATCAAATTTACCAGAAGGATCCCCATACCACTCTACAGCAACGTTAGGTATCATTCTATTAAAAAGTTTTGTTGAGGTTCCTGATTCTGCTAAATATGTAGAAATATATGTATTGATATCTTCTATTTTTACATAATTAGTAGAAATAGTTAAAGAAAGTTCTGTCACAACTTCTAATAATAAACATAATTTTGTAATAGTTGCTTGTAATATATCATGAGTTCCAGAAGAAGATATTACTCCTGTTAAACAATCTACATCATAATCTCCTTCGAGAGTATTAATAAAAGAATTAACATCATTTATTTGTTCTTGTAGATTACATATAGATTGAATAATTGCTGTTAAGATTTCATTTAATGTGAAACCAGAACAATTATTACAAGGTGGAAGATATTGTTGAACAACTTCACATATTACTTCTGAGGCAATATCTGGTTTAATTCCTAAACCAGTAAGTATAGGAATTAAATAAGATATAATAGATGTTTCTACTTGTAATAAAGTGTCTCCATTATTAATCTCTAATTCAGCAACATCTGGTCCTGTATATTTTACACACTTATCAGGAGTTATTTCTGTGCATCCTGTAAAACAGTTGGTACATGCCATATTTTTTATTATTTATACTTTAATATTTTAATTCTACTAGCTATTTGATTAATAGAGTATTTAGATGCATAATCAGGGTTAACTTTTTTATATTGTAATATTCTTTTATAGTTTATTAAATCTAACATTGATGTATAAGAAATTTGTTTTCCTAACATAAAAACAATATTACTATATAATAACATAGACATATCCCTCAACTTACAATCTATATCATCTAATAAAGGTTGTATTTGAGCACATTCTAAACAGTTTGATGTCTTAGGATATAACATTAAAATAAACGTCTTAAAAAGCTTTTAAATTCTCTACAAGCTGAACATAGACCATCAACTAATTGACATCCACATCCTACTTCACGGTGACAATTTCTACATTGTGCCATAATTTCTAATTTTTTGGTTTAAAATAATAATTTTTAGTTTGTTTATATTCTCCAGAAACTACCCTAGAAACAGAACCTTTATAAAGTCCTAATTCTTTTTCTGCATCAGAGCCCGTTCTCCATTCTTTTATAAACTTACCATATTCATCTGTTTGTAAAATGGAAATTGTATTCTTTCGTTTATAATCTTTAGGAGTTTTTCTATCTCTAACACTATTGTTTATATCTTTATTATGTTCACAAAAAATAAAATCTCCTTGATATTGAGAAGTTATACCATGTAAACAAATAGAAGAAATATAAGAAGCATCAATATTATATTTTAAAGAACATTTTCTTACTCCTATAATAGTCTCTATAAAACTCAAGTCTATTCTGTTATAAACATCTATCTTTTTTCTTCTAGAATCTATTATATTTTCAGATATTTTATTTCTTTTAACTCCTCTACCACTAGTTACATCCTCTTTTTGTATATTATAATAAGGATCTAATGTATCTACATAATATTGCTCTCTAGATGTAATCAATTCTAATTTATATTCTTTAGAAGCAAAATCTCCAATAAAGAATTGTTCTAATAATTCAAATGTAAAACAATCAACACCATATTTATTTACTGCATTTTTAATAATACTATTACCATTTCTATTTTTTGACTTAAAACTTGAAAGATGAGTAGATTTTCTCTTCTCAAAATTAATAGATGAACCTATATAAAATTTACCATTTTCTTTATTTAAAATTTTATATATACCAATAGACATAATATTTGGTTTTAAAAGTTTGTAATATAATTAGTTCCAGAACAACCACAATTTTCTTTTAGAAAAGAATTAAGTAATGAATCTGCTTTATTGTATAATTTCATTGCTTCAATTGAAGCACATGTATTGGCAGCTGCTATAGCTCCTTGTATCATTAAATATATTGTATTTAAATCAACTTTACTTTGTTGTTTAATAGCCCTATCACATTCCATCATATCTAGCTTCATAAAAGCTTCATCAAACTTCTCTTGTAAATTATTAGTAATAAGAATTGATTTCTCTACATAATTATCTATTGCTGGAGCTATTGAATATTTTAAATAATAAATACCATCAGGTATAGCAGTTTCATTTCCTGTTGTTGTTATTCCTAGTTCCGTAGAATCAAAATTATTGATTGTATTAGGAACAAATACTAATACTTCTGTATCCCATCCAGGAACTTTAATTTCTATTGTTGGGGAAGTAGGAGTTGTAGCATATGTAGAAATATCTTGTATAGAAAGAAGATCTTTGTCATATGTTGGAACAACTTGTATATCTAATTTTAATGTTGGCATTTATTTTAAATTATAATATTAAAAGAAAAAGGAGAAGAGAAATGTTATTTTCCTTCTCCTTTTTAGAATTATTTGTAAAAAATCTACTTATGGTATAAGTGTAGTGGTACTAGTAGTGGTGGTTGAACTAGTTGATGTAGTAGTGGTGGTTGTAAGACAAGCCCCTGAATCATCTACTACAGCTCCTAAACCTGCAACCAATACTGTTTCTACAGCAGAAGAAAAAGCACCCCCTGAAGAAGCAGCAATAATCACTGTGCTATCTTCTTGTACATAATCTCCCCATTGATAAGCTGATTTATCAAATTGATTAAATTTAATATAGAACGTATCATATACTGTACCTGCTGTTACCCATGATTCAAAATTAGCATTGTAGCCATTCATTCTGAATAATGATTTTAAGTATCCTGCTTGGTAGCTATAGAAGTTTTTCTCTAATTGTGCAATCTCACTAGAAGTACCTTTAGCATATGTTGCTCTTTGTACAACTGTTGGTGTAGCTACAATATTACAATCATCTGCTACTATAAAGTCTGCTGTTGTGGCGGGCCCAGAGTAAACAAAAGTTCTAAACCACATTCTATCATATTCAAAAGGGAAAGCAGCAATATCACATGGTTGTCCATATGCTGTTAAAGGTTTTGCTGAAATGCGAAGAGTTGTACCTCCAATGTTTTCAAAATTATAGAATGTATTGAAATTAATGTTATCAGGATTAATACCTGGAGCATGTGCATTCAATGCAGCAATCAAAAGATTGATGATTGTGTTATCTTCTACAGTATCACAAGGATTTTCAGCACAGCCACAGCAAGGTGCTTGAACAGTTACTGAACGTGTGAAACCATTGAAGTAAAGAGTGTCAATATAAGAAGAATGTGCTCTAAGTGTTAGAGTTACAACATCCCCACAAGAAACATTGAAATCAGTAACATCTGTAATTTGTGTACGAGCTGTTGCACAACCTGTTACTTTATACCATTCTGTTACGTTACCTCCTGTACCCCCTTTAATCTTATCTGAACGTTTACTACCCTGAAGATATGTATTAGTTCTTCCTTGTGCTACATAAAAATATGGAGCTGCTGCTATATTCCCAGCAGTAGCCAAAGAATAATCATTGCGAAAAAGTCCAACCTGACCAGCTGTTAAGTCTTGCGTTGATCCAGAACTAGGAAGAGCTGTCTGTCCTACTGGTACTACGAAGAGCGTGGTTAATGAAAAATCTGCCATTGTTATTTGTTATTAATTGTTAGTGAATATTTATTCGTTTGTTTGTATTCTGTATTGTGCTGTTTGTGCAGCTGATGCATTTTCTGTATACATTGCTAAATTTTGAACAGTAAGATCTAAAAGTTCATCTTCTAAATACTCTTCTAATTCACAATCTTGATTAATTGAAGGAGAACCATCAAAATTTATATACCCTTCTTTATCAATATACAAAGGATATCTCATATAAGCTAAAAATAATTTCTTAGGTGTAAATGTCCCATCTGTAAATATCGAAATATCATCAGAAGAAATTAAATTAAAAGTTTCCTGATATTCAAAAGAAGGTTTGTAGTTTGTATTATTTAATAATAGAGAAACATCCCCATGCTTAGCCAAATCTTTATTAATCCAAACTATCCTATCTTTACACTTCCCTTTATCAGCTAATACATAGCTGTCTATATAAAACATATATTTAGGGTTTAGTTTTTTAAGGGAAGCTTTATATTGATTTAACTTCTTATCAACAAGTTTTAAGGCAAGAGGGGTTGCATTATAATCTAAGATTAATTTTTGCAAATCCTCATATCTTTTCTTAAAACTATCTAAACCCATTCCTGTTAAGGAAGAAAAACCATCAACTTTTTGTTTAATGAGTTTTATCTGGGCTTCATTCAAAGCTAAAATTTTATCTTCTAGCTGTATTTCCTGATGAGTATTACTAGCCAGCTTATTTAGCTTTTGGTCTATTTTATATAATAAGCTATCTACTTGAATCATCCTTGTTTATTTTATACTGCTGCTAATTTCTTAGTTTTTAATTTTCCCTCAAGAGTCAATAATTCATCTTGATTATCATCATCAGCTAAAAACTTAACTAAATCTTCTTCATCTTTAGCAATCTCAAACTCTCCTTCATAGATTTTACCATTAGGTTTTGTTCTATAAATAGAATGTGTCAGAGCTTGCTTAACTAAATCTTTAATATGTAATAGATTATCCTTCATATCCGCAAATCTATTAAACACTTCTATAGGTTTTAGGCCTTGAAAATTACCTGTTTTAAACTCTGTTTGTTTTAGAATATTATCAACAAGGTTGTAAACAATCTCATCTTTAGAGTTTTCTGTCACTGGTAAACCAAGAAGTCTTGCAACTTTTCTTTTCTTTTCAGGGGTCATGTCATCAAATTTAATGATTGCTTTATTGATAGCTTGTTTCTTACTGTAAAGAATTTTGCTTTCAATTTCATCATCTACAACATAAAATTGTGTATCTGCTGCAAATTCCCCTCTTTCCCATGCTTGATATGATGAAGCAATTGTTGGGTGAACCCTTAACCATGAAAAAGAAATCTCTTGAATAGTTTGATTAAAATCAAAATAATTATCACCATCTATTAGTTTAACAGGTTGAACATGATATTGATCATTTGTAGAAGAGGATAAACCATAATTCCAAAATTTAGAACGAGGCCCTAAATCAATTCCTCCTAGAGCATTTTCAAGTCTTTCCTTTAATTTGGTAACTCTCTCAATCTCTAATTGTCTTTCTGTTGGATCTTGAATTCTTTTGATATAACTGGCATCAGGGTCTAAACCTGTCCTGTATTTGCCATCAAGTTCTTTATAAGGATATTTAAATACACCAGTTCCAGGTGTTCTTGTTAATCCTTTTTCAGCCAAGCCTTTTTGCATTGTAAGCATTTGGCCTGTATATTCTCTTTTAATTGTAGAGATTTTACCTATAGTTCCCATAAAATGTAGTTTGATTTAATTTGTAAAAATGTTCCTCATCGAAGGGTAAAGACTTGCTCTTGACATTTTTATTAAAAACCCTCCTCCCAGAACAGGAGGAGAGATTTTATATTTGCTTCAGAAGAAGCGGTGAAGTAAATTAGAATTGTGGAATTTCTTCAATTAACACAGTTCTAGATAAATCCTCGATAAACACATCACATCTATCTTCCATCCAGATTTGGTATCCAGGGAATTTATTTGCAGAACTCATACCTTGAGAAGCTGCAAAACCTAAGTGATGAGCTCTACCATCAATGTATCCCCAAGTCATGGAAGGAGCACCTTTCATTCTAACCTCACGAATATTGTTAATCATTGAACCATCAGATTGTGGACTAACATCAAACACCATAAATACAGGAGTAGATTTTTTGTTTTGCCCAAACTCTAAATTAGTTTGTGGAAGATCAAGTTCTTTCAAGTGAATCAATTCAATTCTACCTGTTTCTCTAGTAACCATTGCATCAAAAGCAAATCCATAAGTTAAATGGTTTTGAGATGAAGCTGTTGTTACATTACCTGGTTCTGCCCCTTTGATTTCTGCAAAGTAAGTTAGACCAGAATTCATTGAATCATCTTTTAATGCTTGTTGGAAAACATCAAAACCTGCTTCATTTGTATACATTTTTACATGTCTATCTTTAACATCCACTCTTCTGTAGAATAAATCTCCAAATACAGAACGTAAAAGATTAGCTGTAAATTCTCCTCTGTTATATTGAACAAGATTTCCATTATTACGCATTCTATGGTAGATACCAGCAGATGTACGTTTAACTTCTTGTTTAGAACCTCCAGTTTTAACTGTACCTGGTTTAGCCCAAATCATACGCTTAACTTTAAGCTCTAACATAGATTTACGCATCCAGAACTCAACAAATGGTTCCCATTTAACATCATTTCTTGTCATTGGCATAGCTCCTCTACGAGAAGCTCCATATACAAGAATATCCAAAGGTTTTCCAGAAGCATCTTTTAAGATTTTTTCATCTGCCCATTTTGTAACTGTATGCTCATAACCATAAGAAGAACCTAATGATTCAAACATTGTGATTTTTTCTGCAAGTCTAGGAAGACCTAACAAATCTTGGTCAAATTCTCCAATAGCAGCATCAATCAATTCTAACTCAATACCTACTTGTAAGAAGGTAGAAGAAATAAAATCAACTGTTGGATTTTCTGTAACCAATGTAAATGTATAAAGGAATCCTGCGTTGTAAGGCATAGGGTCTTTAATTACATAAATACGTGGTCCATATTGACGTGTACCAACTGATACAATTGCATTTTTAGAGAATTCATTAGAATCTAATACTAATTGAAACTCTTGTCCATCAATACCTGGTTTAACTAAATCAGTAGTAGTTGTTGGGATGTCAATAATTTTTGGAAATTTATAAGGAACCTCGATGTCCCATTTCCAAGAGTCACTGTTATTATCAATATAATAAGGTGTACTCTTGTTAATCATATCCAAGAAATCATTGGAATATAATGTACTCTGTGTGTACAAACTGATGATTTTTTTATCATAGTCTGCGGGTTCTGTAGAATGGAACGACTCTAAGTGATTAGAATCAGTAAGTTTCCCCACTGCTCGTTTATCCATAGAAGCCACTCGTGCATACATGAATCCAGTTGCTCCTGGAAGTGATTGAATTGCCATTGTTATTTAAATTTTAAAATTATTATTATTTAAGAGCGTTCCAAGCTGGTGAGCTTGTTGATGTTGTTTGTATAGGTTTTTTTGCAGTTTGTCTAGTGACATTGTCAAATAAAACATTTGTTTGTGTTGTAATTCCTGTTTTTTGTATGGTTGATAATGTTGGATCTTTTTCTAATAACTTTAAAAGAAGAGCATATTTTACTTTAAGAGAATGATTTTCTGGTTTTTTTAAATCTAAAATTGATTTGTCAAAGTCAGATAATGTCTCCCCAGAAGGAGTTTTCCATTTATCTATTAAAAGAAAATCTGAGAGTTCTGTAACTAATTTAGGGTTTAAGGGAATTCCATCAAATGCTTTTTCCTTTAATTTATCTTGTAAAATAGTTTGGACATTATTAATATATTGATTCCTAACTTGTGTTTTTTGTTGGAGTTCTCTTTGAGAATTTTCTTCAATTTCTTGGAGTTTTTTTGCTTCAGATTTAATAAGAACTTTGTGATGTCTTTGAGAAACTTGTTCTAAATCCCCATACCCTTTTAATCGTTCAATTTCTTCATCAGCTTCTGTTTCTTCAAAACCTTGATTAAGAAGTCCCTGTTTAATTACTTTGATTTGATTTGATTCTTGTGTTAAATCTAACTCTGAAAAATTTACAATATTGTTATAAGTTGTAAAGTATTCTTTAGGGTCTACACCTTTAACAAAAATTGCATCAAAAGCATTTTGGTAATCTTCCCCAAATTGTCCAATAAAATTAGAAACTATATCTTGTGCTCCTTTTTTCTTTTCATCTTCAAATTTTTGTTTGAATTGTTCTGGAGTTGTAATAGGTTCATCAGGGTTTTCATCATCATTATTGAATACTCCTAATTTATAAAGGTCACCTGCTAATGCTTCAAATTGATTATCAGTTACAATTTCAGTAGTATCTTGTGTAGTTGTTACAGGAGCCTCTGTAGTTTCCTCAGTTGTAGTTTCTTTTTCCAAGAAATCAGCAAGAGGGTTATCAGTTTTAATTTCTGTAGTATCTACTACTTCTGTAACAGGTTTTTCCAAACTATCTTTTACTTCCACTGTAATAGGAGTGATAGATTCTGGAGCTGCTGTTTGTGTTTCAGGAGCATATAAACCTGAGAGTAATTCTTGGTTTCCCATACCCATATTCATAGTATCTTGAATACTGAATGAATCCATATTCAGAGTCTCGTTATTATCAGCCATAATGTAGTTTTTAATATTTTTTGGTTTAATTATGTGTAAATCTAATTCTAGTATATGAATTTACAAAGCTTTGGGGAAGTATATACTCTATTTTTGTTTTTAATATCGCATTAATAGGTTCCTTCCCCTAAAGATTTTTTACTTAGTTTTATTATTTTGTTTTGCCCTTGCATTTATTAAAGCGATTTTTTCATCATTCGACATATTCTCACGAGCCACTTTTAATTTTTCTTGTTCAATGGCCATTTTACTGTTAAACTCTTTGTTCTTAGTTTGTATCTCTGCCATTTTAGAAGTAAAGTCTTGAGTTGCTTTAGTTTGCTCATGAGCTAATTTAGATACTTCTAATACATCTGGAACAGTGTTTTGATTAGTGTCTTCATTAGTAGTTTTACCAAAACCTGTAGCTTGTATAATAGCAATTTCTTTTTTATTAATTCTATCTAGATTATTTTGGTAATCTTCATGTACAAGATTTTCTTGGTGTTCTTGGTATGCTAATTTAATTTGTTCTTGAGCTTGTTGTTGTTGTTGTTCAAGTTCTTGCTGTTTTTGTTGGAAAGCTTGTTGTTGTTGTAAGTCTTGTTTATCTTTCATGTCACGGAACACTTTCTTCATTTCTCTCATTGATTTTGTTGAATATAATTCAATAATATCATAAAGAGTTCCTCCATTTTGAATAACAGCTTGAGAAAGAAGTCTAAGTTCATTAAACATTTGAGTATCTTCTGGTCTATTAGTAGGGAATACTTTAAGGTCACGGAATTTTAAATCTGTACCATTAACTTGTACAAAAGCTGATTCTCCCTCAGAAGTAATATATGAGAGTGTTGATTCTGGTTTGGTGGATTGGGTGTAAAGGGAAGCATCAATAATAGCTTGATAAAGCTGGCCTTGAACATACTCATGAGCTACAAAAAGAGGTTCTGTTTGAGAATAAGATTGAGCAATAGCAGCATTAGTACCTGTAGCAGATTCTGATGCTGAAATAGAACCCAAACGTTGTTTGGACATTCCTATTAACTCCCAACATTCATTTTTAATTTGTACACATAGGTTATATCTTGATTGAATTTCTTGTGTACGAGTTAAGTCTACATTTTTTGCAATAGAAGTGTTAGTTACAGGAGCCTTAGTGTTTTCAGGACTATCGTCATCAAACATAACCCCTCTTTCTCTTGCTTCCATTTCCCACATATCAAGAGCATCTTGGTCATCCCCATCTTTTAATTTAGGAATACGTCTTATACTAATTGAAGCTACATTACCAATTTCTTTTTCAAGAAGCTTGTATAATTGGTTCATACCAACATTATATATAACTTGAAAGGGTTTCATTAAATCAATTAATGATCTAGGTTCTGTATTTTTAATTTCATGTAATGTGCCAATAATAGGACAGTAATCAAGTAAATCAAAAGTTTTAACATGATAAATATCTGGGCCTATTTTAGTGCCTTGCATCCATTGATTAATCCATCCCCACTCCAAAGATTGTTGAGTTGGAATAGTCATTGATTTATAGTTTTCATCAACTAGTATAGATTGGGGATTACCTAATTCATCATTATAAATTAATTTACCTATTTTCTTTTTAGAAATCCAATAAGCTTTAATTACAACATATTTGTACCCAAATGCAGAAACATTATTTGTGAGCCCAAGCCAATCATGTAATCCATCATTGTTTTCTTTCATTTCAGACTCTATCATTGCCCTAGCTTGCTGAAGAAGAGGGTTATATGTATCATACTGAATAGAGTTAATACCTGGACTAACATTAGGATTAGAGAGATTAGATTCTCTAGCATCTATTAGCCCATAGTTATTTAGGGAGGATCTAAGGTGATCAATTTCTTCTTTAGTTAAATCTGGATTCGATTCAATTATTTCTGAAAGCTCCATAACATGTACAGTACCCGCTGCATATGCCCCTTGGTTTCTTCCTGAAGGATCTGAGATATATTTTTTATCTGGAGTGGTTAAATACCAAACGTTTTTTGGGTTAAGAACTTCTATATTATATCCTAATTTAGAATTATCTTCATATATATGATAATACTCTCTTGCTGAAATAGCAAGGTCTCTAAAAGCATCTTCTGACTTTTCTTTTAAATTAAAATCTGCTTTTGTACATGTAAGTACATGATTTGCCCATTTTTCAGCGGTGGAAGTATAAGAATCCAGGGAATCTTTTACCTGTTCCATTGTTAATTGTTCTACTTCCTCATCTGAGAGTTCTTCCCCATCAAGAGCAGCTTTTTCTAGGATTTTTCTTTTGACTTGGGCCAAAACAAATTTCTGAAGCATATCGGTTTTAAACTGTAACTCTTCTGCTTTACTATCATCATCAAACGCCTTAACTCTATATGTATCAGGCCTTTTAGCTATTTCTCCCACCAATTCATTTAAAGGAGTTGTAAGAATAGAATAATGTTTTACATATGAAGGAAGGTGTAAATCTTCTTCTATCATATCTGTAAAACTCTTAACCTGAGGTTCTTGATAAAAGTCTTCTGTTCTAAGAATACCTTTAACTAAATCATAGTTTTTTACAAATGAATTTTTATTTTTAACATACTCTGAATAGGCCTTTGTGGCAAAATAATCCATTGTATTTTTTATCCAACCTTCATTTTGTTTCTCCTTCTCAGTTTTAAACTGATCAGGAAAAATATTCAAGTAGGCATATTGTATAGGAGATTCTTTAGAATATAAGATTATAGACATTATTTAGAATAATTTACGTTTGTTATTTTTAAATATCCCTTTTGATTCTGGGAATAATAGTTTTGGTTGTTTGTGTTTATTGTATAAAGAAGCTATTCTCTCATCAGGTTTACCCCCTGTTGCCCCAAAAATAGGATCCATTTTCATTGCTAAAGCAATTGCTAACTCGGCAGCAATGAGTCTATCCGTGTTCAAATCATCATTAAACTGTATAATTTCTTCTAGTAGAACAGGGTCAAATATTTTAGAAATACCTAACACTTCCTTAATTGTGTTTCCTTCTTCATCCACTTCTTTAACAATAGTTTCTTCCATGTATTTTTTAATACAACCATGAAGGAAAGTTCTTATTTTCTCTGCTGAACGGTGAATACCAAACTCTCTTCTTACAGTGGTGTTTGGTACTATCTCTGTTAACCATTGAGGTTGTCTTTCTAAATAATGAGAATCCCCTTTAGAGATCATATAATCTATAAAAGATATTTCATCGTTCTCACAAAGGGTACGAGCATTATAATACTTAATTAATAGTCTAGCTTGTTCTTCCCATGTTTCTTTTTTGTCAGGACGTGCACAATAAGAGGCAACAAACATATCTTGATAGTTCTCCCCAGATATAGCATGCATTCTCTTATAAATGTATACAGCCCCTAGAGAAGATGAATAAGCCGATTTACCTTGTCTATAAGGGTCAACTCCAGCCACATATAATCCATATTGAGGGTTTTCCATAGGAAACTCATATACGATTACAGGTGCATCCTTACTATCTGTTTGTTTCAAAGGGAAGTTAGATATTGGGAGTTTATCTGTAAACTCATGAGTTATAACTCCTTCATTGTTATATAATATAACAGGTGTACCTGTTCTTTCCTCATTTAATAATTTTGCTTTTTGTCTTTTAGCAGCTTCTATATTAAACATATTCTCTTGAGAAGAAAGAAAGCATTCTTCTGTAGTGAATGGATAATACATTATCTCTTTTAAATAAAGAGTTCTGTCTGGGTTTAATTTCTTAGCTTCTCTTTCTACAAGAATAATTGCTCTAGCTTTTTCTTTATTAGCAGCATTTATTGTTATATCATACAGTTCTGAGTCAGGAGAAATGGTTAAATTCTTGTTTTCAATTAACCAAGAAGCTAATGTTACTTTCTCTTTACAGTCTTGTCTATAAAGCCCTGAAAGAAATAAACCTGTTTTTTTACCATCTTCTCCTGTAATTGAAGCAAAGTTATTTGCATCAGGATTATAGAAGAAAGACTCTGCATCTTTTCCGTGATCAAAAGCCCCACCAGTTCCTACTAGAATTGGCACAGCTCTCCATCCATTTTTTCCTTTAAAGGCTGGAGCAGCAGCAGCAAATGTTGAACCAAAAGCATACTTACCAACCTCATCCATAATAAAAGACTTAGCTGTTGTACCTGCTGCAACCTCTGTATTAATACCATCTCTAGCATTACGAATAACAATATATGACCAAATTTGGTCTTCCCCATCTGGAGACTTATAACCAAGTCTAATTTGATTTTTTGTCCAGGTTTTATCTAATTGTGGAATTTTAATTCCTTTCCACAATTTTTTCATACCAAAATCAACTTTATCCTTTAACAAGGAAAGGTCATTATCATTACCACAAACAATTACATTCTGTGTATTTTTAAATAGAGTGGCATTCATTCCAAAATAAGATGCTTCCATCTCTGACTTCCCACCCTGTCTTCCACCAACTTCTATATACCCTTTTCTCTCCACTTTACAAGTTTCAAGATGTTCAGCTCTAATCCACTCATTATCACGAAGTTCTGGCAGACACTCAATACGAATATCATTTCCAAACTCATCTACATCATCAATTCTAATCCACCAATGATTTAAATGCCAATATAACCAACCTGAAAAATATACACCATCTACATAAACTCCACCAGTACATCTAGCAACTTCCTGGTCAACCAAGTCATTATATTCTTCTGTCCCTTCTGGAGGAAGGTTGGTGAGATTTCTGAAAAAATCTTTATATTTTATAGTTGGTATCATTAATTTTGCATTCTATGAGGTACAGAAGCATTTCCTCTTGCTTCTTTTTTAGCCACTTCTTTTTCTCGCATTGCATCCACTTCCTTTAAAAGGGCAAGGTAGTTTTTCATAGTTTCTTGAACAAATTTACCTTGAGCCTCAATAGAAGCAATCACCATAGGCATGGTTCCTCCTTTAGCCGTTGGTTTCCATTCAATTCTATCCTTTAATTGATCTAAAGGGTTAGCATCAACATAGGCTTTCCAAGAAATTAATTGTTTCTCTGCCCATTCAAGTTCAATTGAAATATATGTAGTTTTAGTTAAAGCCATGTAGTTTTATTTGCTATTCTTTCCACACTTCCACAACAAAAAAGAGCACTTATCCTCCTATATACATTCAAATATAACAGGATTTCATCTAAGAACGCTTACCATTCAGCCTTATTTGTTATATTCCTGTATATAATTGATAAATTC